CGTACAAGACGGAAACACTGTGCGCTTTACCGCTGCCGCTAATGTAAAAAGTGGCGATGTGGTGATTTTAGAAAATCTTGCTGCAATCGCAGTATCTGATGTTGCTCAAGGTGGCACTGGTGTTGGTTTAACTACTGGCGTATTTGTAGTTAAAGCAAAAGCGGCCGATGATATTAAACAAGGTGCGATTGTTTACTGGTCAGCAACCGAAGGGGCAACGATTACCTCTGGTAGCAACAAACGCTTAGGCGTTGCGTGGCGTGCAAGCGGTGCATCTGTGGACACTGTAGATGTCAAGATCAACGCTTAGTCCATTTGATGACGCACTTGCACAGGCGGACAAAGTCATATCAGATGTGATGATGTCCGTCTATGTCATCAATGGCAAAGAATATAAAGCGGTTTTAGATGAGGAGCCAAGAGTTATGGGTGGTGGTGGCGATGATTATTTAATCAATGGCACAACCAGAACTTTAACTCTTTTTAAATCATCTGGCTATAAACCAAAACTTGGCGATGTTATCACAGCATCTAATGCTAAATATGTCGTTCGTGGTTTTAGTTTTGAAGACGGGAAGATTGTATTGCAGTTGGAGTAAATGTGGCGTCTAAGATCGAAGGATTGGCGACATTACAGGCTAATTTTGAAAAATTAGCTAGTCAATCTGTGCCTAAGTGTGTGGCGAAAAGCATTAATAAAGTAGCGCGGAATGCCATTAAAAACGGAACAAAAGCCGTGTCAAAAGATGTTAAAGCGCCAATAAAATTAATCAAAAAGCGAGTCCAGCTAACTAAAAAAGCCACACTTCGAGAACCTGTTGCAAAGATACGTGCAAACCGTGGAAACTTGCCTTTAATTCGGTTGCTAGAAAGCTCTAGATATCGGATTAATATAGGACTGGGACAGGTTAAAATCGGGCAACATAGAGTCCAGAGAGGTTTTATTCAAACTCTCTCAAACGGACGAAAGCAGGTGATGCAGCGAAGAGGGAAATCTCGCTATTCTATTGACGTGGTAAAAATACCGCTTGCTATACCTTTAGCCAATGCGTTTAACCGCGAACTGAAGAATTATTCAAATCAGGTGAAAGTTGAACTATCGAAAGAATTAAGCTCTGTTTTTCGAAAATAAGGAGTAGGCGGTGCAAATCCATAAGAAAATTAGACATCAAATTTTTAATTTACTCGATACTAACATTATAGGTGTTGAGAATTATTATTCGGGTCGACCTTTGTTTATTGATATAGATCAAGAGACATCGGCAATCGCGATATCCATTGATGATATCTCTTGTGAGTCAATAGATCTTTGCCACCACGAATATACTGCAACCTTAAACATCTCAACTTATTTTAAAACCGCTGTAGGCGATGATGAGCTAGACGATATCGCTGAGCAAATTAAACAACGACTGGAGAGCGCTATAGCGAGTGACGAGCTAGCGGAAACTATCCAAGAAATTGATTTGATGAGCTATGAATATGATCAAGACGCAACAAATCGCACCTGGTTTATCTCCAGCCTTAAGTATCAAATTAAATACGAGGACTAAATATGTCAACACAAACAACCCCTTTCCAAGGGACTAAGTTTTATTTAGGCGTTGGCTACGACACAGAAAAAGCTATCACAGCTTGTACTGTTACGCCAAATGCCACAATTACCGCAACAGGTAACAGCTTAAAGACTGGTGATTTTATCCGAATCACTGGCTTAGGAGCGTTAGATGGCTGTTATCCTGTGAAATCAGTATCTACTGATACAGTAACACTTGCAGATGAAGTGGACTGGAAAGGTTTAGATAAACCGACATCATTCGCTGGTGCGAAAGTTTCAAAAATCCAATTATCAAGCAACTTCTGTGCGATTAAACAGATTGATGGTGACGGTGATACATTGGGCGAGACAGATGTAACCACAATGTGTTCAGAGGGTACAGAAACAGAGGCAGGCGAAATTGAATACGGTTCAATTAAGCTATCTTTCTACTATGCCCCGGCAACAGATATGCAGCAAGATTTGCGTAAAAAATTCTACAACAAGGAAACATTTCCTTGGTTGATGGTTTTGAAAAACAATCAAGGTGCTTTATATGGTACTGGCTTTATTCAAACCTCACCTAACTTTAGCGGTGAAGTGAAAGGTAAATTTGAGTCAGGTGTAACCATCAAAAAAGCAAAACGTGATTATTTTTTACCTACAACAGCGTAAATAACAAAGCCGAGAGTTAATCCTCTCGGTTTTCTTTTTATAAGGCGGAACGAATGAATTTAAGAGATAAGCTTTTATCACACAAGCCGAGAGTTAACCCAGTAGAAATTTTAGGCGATACCTATTACATCCGTGAGTTTACCGTTGGCGAAATGAACAAAGCCTTATACGGACAACAGCAAGAATTAGTGCGAATTGCTGAAAGTCAAGGTATTACACTTGATTTTAGAGATGAAGATACATTAACCAAGCAATTAGCCAAAGTTTACGACAAACACAAATTAACACGCACCATCGCTATGCGTTTATGCGATGAACACGGTGAAAACCTATTCAATGCCGAAGATGAAAACGATTTAGAGGCATTGTCTCAACTTGATAAAGCTGTCATTGAGCAACTTAACCAAGCCATTATGGACGGTGAACCAAAAAACTCACCAGCCGAAGAAAGTTCCAAATAAATCTGTCGCTTTCTCTCGGAAGAACACTGGAAGAAATTGAGCAGATGCCAGAAAGCCATTTACAAGAGTATCGGCTGTTTTATGAAGAGCAACCTTTCGGATTGTGGCGTGATGATTATCGTTCGGCTCAAATTTCGCACGTTTTAGCAATGGTAAATCGCGATCCGAAAGGCAAACCGCCAGAGCTATCAGACTTTATGCCTTTTTACAAGGAGAAGAAAGAAGAAGAGTTTGATGACGGTTCGGCCAATTACTTAGCAAACAGATAACGGAGTAAAAATGGCAGGCTTATTAGGACACTTAGAAATCCAGCTTGAGTTAGATCAGGTTAAATTCCAAAGTGGTATCAGTAACGCACAAGGCAGAGTAAAACGCTTTACCGATACCACTACCAAACAATTAAACAATATTGAGCGGTCAATAAACTCGCTCAATCGTGTATATGCGAACCTTTTCAAGGCTGGTATAGCTGGCTTTGGTGTAAATCAATTAAAAGGTTTTGCCGATGGATACACAGAAATTCAAAATAAACTTCGATTAGTCGAAAGTGCCTCAATCAGCAGTTCTAAAGGTTTAAATAACGTTTTTGATATTGCGTTAAAAACTAACCAAAGTATCAATGCGACTTCTGGCGTTTATCAACGATTTGCTCAAAATGCCGAAACATTAAAGATTAGCCAAGCACAGATTGCTAGTTTAACCGAAACGGTATCTAAAGCGGTTGCGGTATCTGGTGCAAGTGCTGGTGCAGCAGATGCGGCATTGACACAGTTCGGGCAAGCGTTGGGAAGTGGGATTTTACGGGGTGATGAATTCAATTCCGTGATGGAGCAGACCCCTGCATTAGCTAAAGCGATTGCAACTGGTTTAGGGGTTACCACTGGCGAACTTCGCAATATGGCGAAAGAGGGTAAACTAACAATGGACGTCCTCGTTCCAGCGTTAGAACGAGCCAAAGAATCGGTAGATGCACAATTCGACACTCGTATTCTTACCATTTCGGCAGCCTTTGAAAATCTAAACACATCTACAGTTAAATGGATTGGTGAATTAGATAAATCCACTGGAGCTAGCGAGGCATTTGCTAAGGCTATCAACGAAATCGCCAATCACTTAACCGTAGTTGCGAGCCTTGCAGCAGGTGCAGGCGTAATCTGGAGTGTTAGTAAAATCCGAACTTGGATTACTGCTAGTATCCAAGCTTCTGCTGCTTTGTCGGCACAGGCGGCAGCAACGAGAAATCTAGCTGCTGCACAACAAGGTTTAACCGCAACAGGCAAAGGCTTGGGCGGCGCATTGGGTTTTGTTGGTGGTCCACTTGGTTTATTAACTCTTGGCTTATCGGCTGGCGTTGGTGTTTTTCTTGACTACCAACAGAAAACAGAGGCAGCTAGACAAGAGCTGTTATCCTTTGCTGATTCGTTAGATGTAACTACTGGCAAATTAGCAAACACATCAGTCGCAGTCCTTGACGGAATGAAAGCTAGATTAGAGCAATCCATTACCGCACAAAAGGACGAAATTCAGCGATTAGAAGAAGAATACGCAAAACTCAATAGAATTATTGAGCAAGGCAAACAAATCGCTCAATCAAGCGGTAGAGCGGAAGATTCGGCATATTTAGATGCGTTAGCAAAAGCAACCCAAGATTTGGCGATTAAAAAAGCCGAATTAGCGAAAGCGAACGAAAAGCTCACCAAGTCGGAAGATGATTTAAAAACAATTATTGGTCAAGTTCCTGTTGCTGAATTTCACGACAAGTTAAAGAGCCTATTGCCAACCTTGGATATGTCTAAGGTTAATATCGACAACATCGGCTTTTCACTTGATGACTTAAACCGCATATTCCCAAGTGCTGAAAGTGGCGCTGTATCTATTACAAGTGCCGTTGAGCGTATGGGGGCAATGGCTATCTTGGTAGCTAGTCAATTTAATGCTTTAGGGCTTAGTGTTAAAAATGCTTTAAGTGATAAGGCGACCAAGCTGATTGAGCGA